TGCTCGTAGGTTTCCATCAATAACACCCACTTTGTTGGATTGAGTAGTTGTCGTCATTGTTGCGGTTGTCGCGCCTTTCGGCTTTGGAAGGCAGGCTCATGTAGTCAATTTCACCGCCCTCCATTTTACTGGCCGCAACCATCATGCAGCAGGCAATAGCACCGTCGCCATGTCGCTGTTTTTTACTGTCGGTTTTCGCATCGGGTATGCGAGGCACGCCCCGGTTATTAATTTGAATCGAGCGCAGGTCATCCAAGATGTCAGCGTCACTCGGTATGATAATGGTGAAGTCCTCAAAATGGGCCTTCATAGGCGGCATGCTTTCTCGATACCAGTTTTCGGTGATCTTGACCGACTCGATAAGCCCCGCGCCGTAATGGTCAACTGCTTGCTCTGCCAAGTATTCACCGTTACCCGTGGCATCCAATTGCGCGCCAATAAAGCGCGGTAGCCTGTCGATGATGAAAAATAGAATTTGCTCCTGCTGCTTGTAGGGAATATTTTTAAGTTCCACCACAAGCGGTACACGAAGGCTTAAGTCTTGCTGTATTGCACCAACCCATAAACACGTTAAATCGCCAGTACGTGCAAAGTCCTCCCCTAAGCAGTGGCGCTGCTCTGGGTTTAACTTCTCCAGCTGAGGCAGTAGTACCTCTTTGCACCAGTCTTTAATATCAGCAGCGCGCAGGTCAGGGCGCATCTGGTTCCACTCAGCGCTTTGTGCATAGTGGATAACGGTGGGCTGGCCACTTTCGTCGGGTTGCACCATGGCCTTGTCGATAAGGGCACGGCTGATGTAAGCCCCACCACCCGATTTAGGCACACAGAAGTATTCTTCCAGTGCATCCTCTTGGCTGGCGGTATCGTTAAGTAAATCGTTCTTCCACTTTTGTTCGGCCTCTTGGCTCCAGTCATTCCCTTTAACCTGGCATATGCGCTGGTACAAGCCTTCATTGCATGCGTCATCTAGCGTAATACGATGAATGCTGTAACGCTTTTTGCCTGCTCGGCTGTCTTGTATTAGCTGGTTAAAAAGGTTCTCTGCGCCGTTGTGAGTGCTGATTAGGCGCACCTTTGCGCCCCACATGGTAAGCGCAAGTGCGGCCTTGAGTACTTCCGCTAATTGGTCGTGGAAGGCGGCTTCGTCAATGGTTACGTTACCTTGCATACCACGCAGGTTAGACGGCTTCGAGCTCAGCGCTTGTATTTTAAAGCCACTGGCAAAATGAATAACGAAGGTAAGAATTTCTTTGCCTTCCTGGCCATCGTCAATGAACAGCTCTTCTTCAATGTCACCTGCAGCTTTATCAAAGGCTTTTGCCCACATGGCTGCGGCATCAATGAACTCGCGAGCCATTTCCTTATTCGAGCCCACATAGAAGTGATTGGTACCGTGTGCGCTTTTGGTTCTACTGGCGGTAAGCACAGCGTCTGATGCTTCGGCCCACGTTATACCTGTTCGACGGGACTTCTCAGCAATCTTTAGCGGTGAGTCATCGGCTACCCAGCGTTTCTGGTACCCAAGTAAAAGTTCGTTCTCATCGAAGGGAATGAAGGTAGGGAGACCGAACCGCGTTTCAAGCCTGTCGCATTGCTCAATAGCTTGTTGATATTGCGTTTTACTGGGCCTGATTTCCTTAGGTGTAGGGGTAGGCTGTGGTGGCAGCTTCATTAGGCAATCCCCAAAATCTCACGCTTGATTTGCGCAGCGCCATCTGCGGTTAGTCCCGCTGCTTTGGCTACTTCTGCGGCACGTTCTGCGGCTTCTTCCGCCATGGCCTTGCGGATTTCTTTTTCACGCTTGGTACTTTCAGTAGCGGCTTTCTCAAGTTTTTCTACTCCAACGGCTAGGTCTTTAATGAACTTAGGTTCAACAATTTCCCCTGACTCAGACATTTTTAACACTTGGTCGAACGCTAGGGTGCGAACCATTTCAATGAGCACTTTCGAGACTTCACCTGTTGGCTTGCCGCCCAGCTGGTCTACCCATTGTTTAGACACTTCACGGGCTTCCTGAATGCGACTTCCCACTGTGGCCATGCGCGTGGCGTAGCGGTTAAGGCCGCTACGTGAGATATGTTCTTCTTCGGGTAAGCCAGCCTCACGAATAAGAGTGTTAACCCGTTCAAGCACTTCGGTTTGTGTAACGGATTTATCGCGCAATAGCTCAATCAGCTCAGACTTTATGTCGTCGGGAAGCTGGTCTATTTTGCTGGGCTTGCCACGGGTGCGTTTATCGCTCATGCGTTCTCGTCATCCTTATGCTCTTGAAATTCCTTAAGCACTTGTTTGCGGATGCGTGGCACGGCTTTTTGGAATTCATCTAACAGCCTGAAACCCTCAGGGAATTCTTTGCGCATATGTTCATGGTATGATTTCGCGTGTTCGGGAAACACCTCATTGCCAATTTCCGCAACGATGAATGCATGAACAAAACGAGCAATCATGTCTTTTTCTGCTTTAGTTGCTACTTTGCGTTTAGCCATCTTGAATCCTTACTTTCAGCCTAGTAGCAGCACTGTTACTAAGATTAAGGCAAATAAAACCCAACATGCTGCGATCCCGTGAGCGAATCCCCACTGATATTGTTCGGTTTGACGCCAGATTTTAATTGTAAATTTCATTAGCGTTGTTACCTCGGCCCTGGGCGTTTAACACCTGGTGTGGTGGCAAGGCCTCGCTCAACGTCTAGACCACGCTGTGTAATGCGGGCTATGGTGTAACTCTCATGATGCTCCAAAGTGACTAAGCCTTGCTCTTTCAGCCAATGTAGCTGTGTGCCTAGCTTATCAATGGTCATTGTGTTGCCGTAGCTGGCGCACACACCCTGGATTATGCTGTTATTGGCGGCGTAGTTTTCCATAGCTGCTAGGCAGTGCAGAATACTCAAGCGTTCGTGTTCGTTTACTATAATTGCGATGGCCATTAGTTCTTGTCTCCGCGCAACTCGTTTTCAAAAAGTATGTTTACGTTGTTTAACACCTGTTTAAACACAGGTTCCATGCCTTCTAATCGTCCATTTAAACGGGCGATTTCTTCTCGAAGGGCGGCGCTTTCTCCGGCGCTGGGAAGGTGTTTAACGTGGCTATCAATTTCATGCACCTTATCGCGTAGCTTGTAGTGCTCAATCTGATGGTCTTTGAACTTCAGTTCGTTTAGTTTTAAGCGCTCTTCCTGGCTATTAACGTGCGCTGCTAACTCTGTCTTTGTCGCGAAATACTTGCTCAGCCAATACAATCCAGCCATCAGCATTACCGATACAAAGAACGAATAAATTTTCCAGTTGTCGTTAAGGTGGCTTACTACATTTTCCATGCTATCGATTCCCGTTCTCTACATCTTGTTGGCAATCGGCGCAGCGCTGAGCATCGACTATTATTCTGCGGCGTTGAGTTATATCGGCGTCACAGCGCACGCATAAAGGTGCGCCATGCTCATCAGTTTTAATGGGTGGTGTAGGTGTTACTTGGTTAGGCCTAAAGCGCGTGGCCATTCGTTTAAAAGGGGCGCTGGCTTTATCTGCCATATCCGCTGCATCCATCAGCTGGCTCCCTGCTTGCTGAACTTATCCCATGTTCTAAAGCCAAACCAGGCGAGCACTGGCGACGCGATAAGCAGCGCTATCTCCCAGTTGGCACCATTGCCCCGGTCAAACGCATTGAGCAATTCCATTACAAAAATATACGCCACTGTGAACCAGCTGTGCCGCCGCGCAATTTCAGGGCGAAATGTTTTAATTTCTTTACCCGAACGCAGAGTTTCTTGCTGCTGAGTATGCATCCCCAAATCATGAGTTAGCCTGGCTTTCTCTCGCTCGGCTTCAATTTGTGCTAGCCCTAGCTCAATTTCGCCTACAACCTCGGGCGGTAAGCTGTCTACGGTGGCCTTTACCTTGGCTACGCTACTAGGCGATGTGTCTCCGTTAACTGCCTCTACGACATTGGCAATGGTGTGCGCCACCTTTTCCGTCGCACCACCTTTACGCTCACCAAAGAGACGAATCAGTGACGGACCATATTTAATGAGGGCTGAAATTCCTGCAGTGGCTAATACAGACATTAAGCATGTGCTCCAAGTTGTTTACGTATTTTAGTAATGTGTTGCTCGGCATTCAGTCGCTGAGGTGTCTCACCATTATTTAGGTAAGCTTCCAGCTCTTGACGCGTCACACTATTCCAGCCTTGCCGCCAGTACCAATGAGCAGTAGCGCGATAGCTGCTTTCAGGTAACAGCGTAAGGGTTCCCGACATTCTCGCTTGTTTCTCGGCTTTAAAACGAGCACGGCGACCCGTGTTAAACCATTCTTGGTTAAATTTGCTTACGGGCATGGTGGTGTGCTCAAGTCTGAAGGCGTTAGGCAGTAAAGATATGTATTAGCGCTGTCTAAGTAGTGTGTAACTGTGCCTTTACCCGCCATTGAGTTGTAAAACTGTTTCCAGTACTCAGCGCGCCCTCGCAATGACGAAGGGATTGGCTCTGGACGTAAACGGTAGTGCAGACGACAGAATATGAAGCTAAGAAGCGGGTCATTGGCCAAATCGGTATGCACCAGCTTTCGAATGTCGTAGCCGAAGTGCATATGAATAGTCTTTACTAATCGCATGGGTGTGCGGCTAATGATGTCTTGAAACGCGATTAAGTCGTGCTGATTTAACCCCATACCTGCACCGCCTGGTGTAGGATCTTGATAAAGGCCGAGACTCGTTTCTGCTGCGGCTGTTTCAAGTAGCAAGTTAGTAGCGTAGCCGTGCGAGCCATGTCCCAGCACATTACAAACTTGATGTGCTAGAGAAAGAGCTTGTATTTTCGACTTAAGGCCGTAGTAGTAAGTGGGATTTTCTTGGTTCATGCCGCCATCGTAGCGATGGCGGTGAGATAGGTGGGATTAGTCTGGGTTTGGGGTGCTTGAAGAAATCAGTCCGGCTCTCATTGCTCGCTTCCTACTCAAACCAAACAATTGACAAAAGCAACGAGGCTTATTCTCACAGTTTATCCAATCATTAATTGCTTTTTCGTTGTTTTCGCAAAGCGTCCAGTCTTTACTCTTGCAGATATCTGGACTTTGATAATTAGCAGTGAATTTAATACATTCGTGCTTTCTAAGCTGCTCAGCTCTCTGCATTCTAAATTGTTTGAAATCTTCGTATTCGTCCTTGTCCATCACTACTTACCATTTGCTCGCAATGTAGAACAAAAATACACGGATTATAAAATTTTCAAAGAGGATCTTACTCTTTTGTTTTTTGAAAGACAAAAAAGCCCGCACATGGCGGGCTGGCGTTTAACGACTTAGCGTATCGATTAGCTTTCCTTGCTGCGACTGAAGGTAGTCGAGTAAAACAGCGAGTTTACGCGTAGAACATAGTCCCTCGGGTACTGCACCCAACAATTCGGCGAGCGCCTCTTGGCATGTGGTAAGCGTGTTTAGCTCTTCTAAAAAGTCTGTATTATCCATTTGCATTACTCCTTGCAAAAATAAGCGTGAGAGATACCGATAATTTCGCTCTCCCAGTGGATGCCTTCATAATCTGCCAGCCATTTGCGGGCTGTTTTATCATCCTTTTTGAAACCAGCAGCCGCCATTACATTTGTTTTATTTGCCCCCGGGTGTTGACGAAGGTACTGGACAACGTTTTGTATGAACTGGTGTTTTTTATGCTCGAAGTATTTATTGCTGGGTGATTTTCTTGTGCTGGCCTTTTTAGTGTGCGACAGCTGCTGTTCTAACAACTGGGCTTTGTCGCGGTAGAGCTGCAACAACTCGCCTTGCAAGTCTTGATTGGTAGCCTGTAATGCTTGTACTGCACTGTTGTCGTGCTGTTTATTATGAAGAGCTTCGGCCATTTGATTAAATGCATTGATATACGCTTCTTTTATGGCGGCGGCTTGCTTGCCTGTAAAGCCCATCACCAAGAACATGAAACCGTCTTTAGTGACGTT